ATAGCGGAAAGTAACGCTAAATCTAAGCAAGCGTACAAAGCAGCAAACGCGCAGGAACGTAAGGCGGTAGCTGAACGAAACGAACTAGCGCAGAAACAGGCTGAGGCGGCGGGTACAGAGTTTACACCCGAAAAGTTCAAGCCGGTCAAAGACCTCACTGCCAAGCAAATACAAGAGTTCGCCCAAAAACAAACCACCACAGACGAAGAAGTGGCGGCACAAGCCGCGGAGCAGAACGCCAAGAACCTGCAACGCAACATCGACTCTGCAATGCAAGAAGTCGACGCAAGAATGGTTTTCAGTGAGTGGGATGCCCTAAAATCTGATAGCACACCTGCGTTCGCTAAGGTAAGTAAACAAGATCGTTACGACTGGATGATGAGTGTCCTAGAGTACCAAGAATCAAACCAGTCCCCAGAAGACCTTCAGCTGCTGACCGCAGACTTGCGTGAGATAGAACAACGCCTAGAGGAGACAGCCAATGACGCCCAACCTACCGAAAGTAACCAAGGCTCAGCAGCTCAAAGCGCGGAACGTACTGATGAAGCTCGCGCCCCACCTACGGGAAGCCAAGGACAAGGGAGTACCGTTGACAGCGAAACAGGAGCGGATACTAGCCAAGATGGAGAAACTGCAAGCGTCCAAGGCGCAGCAAAAACAGCCCCAGTCGTAGAGAAAAAACCGCGTAGATTTACGGCTGAAGATATTTTAGCCGACCCGGCCTTCATAAATCCTACAGTTGAGCAAGCACAGAACGTAGCAGACGCTAGAAACGGCATACTCGCTAGGCGCGAAAAACAAAAAGCGGAACGCGGAGGAAACGTTCCAGAGGACAGCAATGATTTCTCACCAGAGGCCGACGAGGATTATCGCCCAACAGTCGTAGAAACAAAGCCTAAGAAAAAGGTACTTAAAAAGCCAGCTGCTGCTGCTGCTCCTGACGCCCCTTCGGATAACAACTCAGGTACTCGATTCTCGTTTAAAGACCTGACCGGCAATGATTTTAATGTTGACCCGAAACCTAAGACTGGGTCCAGAGAAGTCTTTGAAAAACTCACTAAAGAACTGACAGGTAAAAGCACCAACTGGCGAGTAAAGATATTCGACAACGAGTCCGATGTCGTGGCACAGCGGATACTTAAAAACCTTGGCGGTGACGCGCTGGCTAACGTAAAGAGCGGAGCGTCATTTGGTTGGGTTTCGGAAGACAGTAACGGCACAACTACTGCCCACTTCATCCTTAGCAACATTGCAGCCGGTGGCGAACGCGCAGCCTTTATGCACGAAGTCGGTTCTCACCTAGGTATCGACCAGATGGTAGACGCCAATACCCGAGCAAGGTTAGAACTGAAAGTTAACGAATGGGCTTCTCAGAACGATAATTCGCTTGAAAGCATCATCAGCAAAAAAGCGCTTGAACGTGTGCAAAATGCAGCGCAGGCCGATAAGCGCATGGCAAAAGACCCAGAGATAGTCACGTCGGAAACACTTGCTTATTTCTTGGAAGAAGCCACGGCAATGGGCGTGGAGCCAAGCGTTAAGACACCGATAGGGCGCTTGCTGCGTGAACTGTACGCACTGTTTAAAAAGGCTTTGCGTAAAATCAAGTACAACACCGATAACCTTACTGCACAGGATGTCGTTGATCTGGCGCAAGGCGCAGCACGCATATCTCTACGCGCTCGGAAACACGGGGCGACTGCTGACTTTAGGCGGTTTAACCACGCGTACATGGGCATGGGTGAAGGAGCGCAAGCCTACGGCTGGGGTACTTATCTGGCTGAACGCTTTTCTATCGCACGCTGGTATTTACGTCAGGACGAAAAGCGAAAAGGTAAAGAGGGGAGAGAAGCGGCTCTTTCTGACCCAAACAACCCACTAAACAAACGTATTGAACTCGACGATATGCCACCAGTGGTGTCAGAAATAATTCAGAGGTTTAACCCACCATCAAGAAACACCATTGGGACAGCAGCTGAGGTTAAGGAACGCAACGCCCCCGGTTGGCATAAACCCCCTCTTGAACCGCCACGTATCGAGTTTCGGGAAACAGCCGATGATCTTACGGAAACGATAATTACCTACCCAACTAGAGGCGGGACGCGTGTTAGTTTTAATGTAGAGGCCGTGACTGACTACAACTTTAAAGACTACGTGCAAGCTGATATGAACAAATACGGAGAGGCGAGGGTCGAGCTTCGAAAAATACAGGGTCAAGCGTCGAAAGACTACGCCGCCTACCGTAAGGAGACGGGCGTAGAAGGTAACTTGGTCTTTGTGGACACGCTGGTAGAAGACAAAGACATGATGGCGTGGGGTTCAGAGATTTATAAGAACCCTGCAATCGAAGACAGGCTCACAAAAATGTTTATGTCGTTACCACCGGTAGATGCGTTTGACCTGCTAGACTATATTTTTGACAAAAGTCCTGTTTTGTCTGACCCAAACACAAGTGACATCGCCTCGCGGATGACCGAAATTAGGAAACGGCACGACCCCCTTCTTATGGGCAACCCTACACTTTTTGACGCAAACAACCCGGGGACCAAAGCTGAAAAAGACAAGGCCAAAGCAGCGTTGACGTCTGACTTAACTGATTTTCTCGGTGAGACGTTTATGAGTGCTTCTGGGTGGGACGTGTACCGCGGCATGGAGAAGGCGCTAAAGTTTCACCCCCGCAGTTCGGCTATGCTAAGCAATATGGCTGACCAGCTTTCCGACAAATCGAAAAGTAAACCTGCGTTTCGCGGTAAAAACAGCTTCTCTGGGCAAGAGGATATGGTCATCTCTATGATGATGGACGACTTTGGCGTTAAAGGTATAATATTTCCTGATGCTGGGACACTCGGTGCCACGTCGGCAGATCAAGGGCTTGCGTACAACAACGTCGTGTTCGATGAAGACAACCTGATTGTCGTAGGCCGTTCGCCGGGGAAAAGCGTCTCCGACAAGAAAAATACCGTGGACGAAATTCGATATGGTATTAAAGAAAGCTGGGCCGCTAAGACACAAGGCCCACAAGTAAAGCCGTTCCTTACCAACGCTAAATTTATCGCCAAAGCTGGTACGCAATCTCTCAAGTTCCTGCACCAAATCGTCGGCCAGTCTCGTGAAAAAATGCCTGCCGTCGGTCGTTGGTACGATGGTATGCTGGCCGCAGAAGCCACGCGTAACGAGATACGCAGGCAGTTCGAAGACATTGCCATACGGGCGACAAACTTAGACCCCGCTCGACTGGATGCGGTTAACGACTTTATCGGCAAGTCAACGTTCTTCCAGAAATGGGCTTACGACCCTGAGATTAAGGGCAGGACGGTCAAGATAGACCCGATAATGAAACGCATTTTTGATGGGCTTAGCGAGAGTGAGCAGCAGCTGGCCAAGGACGTGTTTGCGCATGGTGAAGACATGCGGCAGAGAAAAATTGCCATAGCCAAAGCCTTAGGCGTGGACAAAAAGTTCTTTACCGAGGCAGCGTTGGAAGGGCCGTACGCGCCTCTCAAACGATTTGGTAACTTTGCAGGGGAGTTGAAGTCACAGCAGCTTGTGGATGCGGAAAATAAACGCGATGCGCTTGACCCTAAGGCCGTTACAAAACAACTTCGTGAAAAAATAGATAAATTAAAGTCTGACCCTGACCACTATGCGATCAGTTTCTTCGATACGCCGGGGGCGGCAGAACAATTTGTTGATGCTAACGAAAATAAATACGCTTTTGCTCAGTGGTCGGAAAGAGAAGCAGACATCGAAAGCGATCGCATCGGCAATCCAGCAGTATACGAGAAAGTCCTTGGTGCGCTGCAAGCTGGCAATAACTCGGCTATACCTGCTGACGCCAAGAAAGCCTTCCAAGACCTAGTTAAGAACTTGTACTTCCAGTCGCTGGACGAGCGCAGCGCTCGGTTGTCTGGGTCACGACGTATGAACAGAGCAGGCTACGACAAAAACATGATGCGGTCGTTTCTGTCTCATGCACGGGCCGAAGCTAGTTTGATTTCGCAGATGGAGAACGGGGCAACTATAAACGCAGCACTTGCAGAGGCGAAGCCGTCTAGCGGCGCTCGTAAAGAACAGCAAGACACGTACAACATGATTGTTAAGCATTACAAAGACACGCTTAACCAAGTGGATACGCCCATCCAAGATCGCATTGCTGCGGCCAACTCTGTTTACATGTTGACAACTAGCATCGGATACCACCTTACAAACGCTACGCAGCCGATCATGGTTACGGTACCGCGTATTGCTGGGAACTTTAACGACTACAATGGCACGTGGGCTGCATTGTTCAAAGGTTACGGTGTGGCTAGGAGCATTATTGACGGGAGCTTCATTAACCAAGTAAAGACGGCGGCTACTGTTGGGTTGATGGGTACGAACCAAGTCGGGATCAATATTGAAAAAGCCCCGCCTGAGTACCGCAGGCTGCTAGAGTATTTGCAGCTGCACCAGTTGCTGGACGTCGGCATGGAAGAAGACCTTGGCAACTTAGACAAATTTGATTTTGGTTACGACAGCATAAACAAAGCATCTGACTTTCTCGGGGGCATGACGCATCGCCTGTACCAAGTGGCTCGTTACGTCGAAGCCCACAACCGTGTCTCGTCAGCGATTGCTGCGTACGACATGGCCAAGAAAAATCCCAATGCTATGCGGCAGATGAAGATGACGCCGATGGAGTACGCTACAGCGGTCGTGCAGGATACGCAGGGTAACTTCTCACGGCTAGACGCTCCACTGCTGTTAAAAGCTCTTCCTAAAGTCACAGTGCAATATCGTAAGTATCAGTTCTTAATGGCGTGGCATTACACTGACGCGTTTAAACAAATTCGGTTCGGTTCGCAGGAAGAAAAAGCTGTGGGCGGACGCATTTTGGGTTACTCTCTGGCGCACGCGGGACTTACTGCGGGGCTGACTGGGGTTCCAATGCTGGGTAGCCTGTACTGGGCGTTTACGACCCTGCTGGGGGATGAGGATGAGCCAGAAGATTTAGAGCGTTACATTCGGTCTAAGATAGAAAATGAAAAGCTGGCCGACGTGCTGGCCCGTGGCCTACCTGCGTTCCTCGGTGTCGATATGAGTACGAAGCTAAGTCAGGGAAAAATATTTCAGCCGATGCCGTACGTTGACTTTGAAGCTAGTGAAGACGGCGTAAAAGATGTTTGGTTTGGACTTCTCGGTCCAGTCGGTACGACAGCAGCTAACTTTGCCCGAGCAGCTGGCTACATGGAAAAAGGCGACATGCTAAAAGCCGTCGAATACTCGGTGCCAAAGGGTGTGAGATCGGCCACAGAAACATTTCGTTTGGCTACAGAAGGGTTCTCGCTTTCTAACGGCGATGTAGTGATCGACCCCCGAGAAATAAATATCGGCAGCTTGATGCTGAACGCCATGGGCCTGCCGTCTACCGAGATCAACAAAATTAAATGGACCCGAGGGCAGCAGTACGAGCTGACGGAATACTTTAGTAGTGAGAGCAGTCGTCTGCGCAACGAATACATCGACGCAAAAGCTGACCGCGATAGGGCCAAGCAAAAAGAGCTACGACAGGAGTGGCGTGACCTGCAAGCGTCCAAAGATCGTATCCGTCCGTTCTTTAACAACGAGCGCGGCACACTAAAGCGTCAACCTGTATCGGACTTAATGAAAGCCTCGCGGCGGCAGAGCAAGCGCGAAGACAAGTATCGGAAGCAATTAACCGGAAATTAACTGTTTCTCCCCAGCCGCGATTTTTCCTCCCAGTACGCGGCCAACTGGACCCAGCAGGCGCTCTCCCCCTGTTGGGTCTTTTTTTGAGTGTGCCAATTTTGTGCCATAATGTTCTCACAATACGGCGGATGTTCTACTAAAAGATGGGATGTTTGGTAGAGGGTAAACAAACTAAAACTCTTGCAAGCCGTTGATTTGTTTACCCTTTAGTTGGAGCGGGCGAGGCGATTCGAACGCCCGACCCTAACCTTGGCAAGGTTAACGCCCTGCCTAAATAATATAATAATATCAATAACTTACTTAACTGATTTTAAAGGGTGTGCCATTTTTGAGTTAATTAAGGCCGTTGCGCGGGTCGCTGCATCGTTGGTGTGGATGTAGTTTTCCTCTACCAAACGGGGTGATTTCCACCCCCCTGCGTCGGCGATTGCCTTGCTCGTCCAGCCCTCATTTTCATGCAGGTTCGTAGCAAACGAATGACGACCCGGCTGGTGCGTGGCTAAGTAGTCTACGCCAGCTAAACGACAGGCTCGTTTCAGCGTCTTGTAAATACCGTTGTACCCCATGTAGCGAAACACTCTGTTGTTCAGCGGTTCAAGATCACGAAGGATGTCGACGAGTGGGGGAACGAGACTTGCGTATGCGGGTTCGCCGTTTTTGGTTACTCCGATATATGCCGACCGTTTGTTGAGGTCGATGTCGTTGGGTGTCAGCATCACAGCTTCTCCGATACGACGCCCCGTCGTGTGCACGAACAGCAGCAACGCATACGAGTGAATCATTAGGTGTGGTTTCAGCGCGGTCAGGTAGTCGGCCCCGACTGCTACTTTTTTGACTTTGTCGACTTTGAACGACGCGACCTTGATCGGCGCGCACCACCCTTGGGAATGTGCGTAGTTTATAACTGATCGGGCAGGCACGATGCCTTGTCGGTTTACGGTGGCGTTTGCTTGATCGGGGAATGCTTTCTTGGCAGCGGCTCTAACCATCTGTGGGGTAATCTTATGCAGCGTTACTCCCGCAAGCTGCTCGGCCATCTTTACCAAGTAGCGTGCCTCGCCGCCGTCCTTTGCGTACTCCACCGCTGCTTGGTCGAACGTCATTATGACGCTCGGGCCGTACATATGCACCGCCCACAGGTCTGACTCTAGCTGCGACCGGAGTTCTTCCGCCCTGCGAACGTCTTGAGTAGAGAGAGATTCTCTGATCCTTTGCCCGTCTGGACCCGAACCGTGGGCATACGCCCAACCTTTTCGCCATTTGATTTTGAGGCGCATTGCGTCAACACCTTTCTTACAGCTGTAATATTTTCACGGTAGAAGACTTTGCGATTCCCGCGAAGCTCAAAATGAATGCCTGCTTCTACGGTTGGGTCTTTCAGTGCGTAGTCGAGCGAGGACCGAGACATGCCCAGTGCTTCGGCTGCTTGATGGATGTCGAGCGGGGGTGTGGCCCATTCGGGAGCGGGTTTAGGTTTAGCCATCTTCTGTCTCCCTCTCCAACAATTCGAACAGATGGGTAAGGTCTTCTAGCTGTTGCTTTAGCGCCCGTCGGTGTCGTCGCTGAGCGTCTTGGGTCATAGCTCGGAGCTTGAATCTAATCGTCTTTTGTACTTGCTGTAAATCACTCATCTGCTTTTTCCTCTACGACGGAGATATTGCCGCTAGCCATCAGCTTGTTGTATTTGAGTTCGTAGCAACGTGTCTGGCCGCTGGGGACGGTCGAGCCTTTACCCAAGTGCATACGCACGCTGGGAGACCCGTCGGCTTGAGGGACTAAGTAGCCAGCCCGATCCAACTCAGAACGCATGGCTTTGGGGGCTACGCCAGCTTCACCGCACCAGTCGGCCATTGCGCTGTGAGAGATAAAGGCACGCTCGTCCTCGGTGCACACACGCCCTGCTGCGGGGCCGCGCAGCATAACAGCGGGGTCTTCTTTGCGGCTGCTGCCGTGGCCTATGCGCTTGGTGACGATGAGTCGTCCTTGTAACGTTCCGATGAACGCAGCCAGATGTTCGCTGATGTCGGCGTTGGTTTCTTTGCGGCCTTCGCGCAACGTCTTCACATGGTCTTCGGACCACTTCTTCATGGACTTCACATCGAACGATATGAGACCGATCTTCTGCGCTATCTTGCCTGCGACCCAAGCCGTGACGATGGTGTCGCGGTAGAACCGTTCTTTGTTATCTTCGTTGCTCTGCGGGTTGAACTTGGCACGAGCAGCCGTGATCTGCCGACGTACCCAGTCTGTGTTCTTGATGATGAACCGGATGAAAGGCAGACACGCTTCACCGTAGACGTGATCCATGTGATGTTCGATGAATTGCTGCGTGATGTCGGGGAACGTACGCTTGGTAAAGTCTTCGGGCAACTGAACCTCAAAGAAGCGCAGCTGCGTGGCTTCGACACGATAACCCACTGGCAGTTTAGATATGCTCTCAATGATGCTGTCGTTGCTGGTGATGAAGCTGTTCTTGAACCACTGACCGCCGACCGTAGTAAACTTGCCGTTGGTACCGAGCCGTTCCTTGTCCCTGCCGTTGGCCAGCGCATAGCCGGTGCGCGTCAACTCGTCGGGCGTCCTACCTGAGAACTCGTCGAGCAGCATAGGAAGCGAACCCATAATCGCCACACGTTTGATCGTAGCGTTAAGCGTAGACCCGTCCGTGCCTGTCTGCCGGTCCATGAGTTTCGGGTTGCCGTAGAAGCCACAAGCGATCTTACAGGCTGTCGACTTACCCGTGCCACCTTGACCAGTGAACGCAAGCGGAAGGCCGTGCCAGTTAGACGAACCCATCAACTCGACAAGGATTGAACCCATAGAGTGACACAGGGCAAACTGAAACGGCTCCGCTTTCGGACGGTTGTACAGCTTGTCGATGTTAGAGACCCACTCATCAAGTGTGCCAGAACGACCGAAGTCTACTTGGATGTCGGCAGGTACACTGTCCTCGCACAGCACCGCAGTATCACCGTTCTCGGTAATCATTTTGGTGCCCATTACAAAGCCCGTGCGGTCAGGCAACCAGCCAAATTGTTTGTATGTCTTGGTCTCAATGCGCCACTTCTGTAGCTCTTCGATTATGGTAACTGCAAATTCTGCCATGTCGGCCCTCGCGTTTCTAATAGGGGGGAGAAATACTTCGTGGCTTGCCAGCGTCTTTGCCATCAAGTCGGTGGATGCCAGTTCGTTCATGGGCATGAAAAACTCACGCCAACTGCCGTTCTTCTCAAGCGCCTTCCAGTGCACCACCCACGTACCTTCGCTGTCTTGGATACGGTTAAGGGGGTAGATGAACGTACGGCAGAACGGTCGCCATGTAGAGAGACCGCCGTCGGGGTCAGGAATTTCTCTGCTCAGCGCAACGCTGTTCCACTTAAAGCCTTTGGGCCAGTGGTGTATTGTTTCACCGGCTACAACTAGCGTCTTTGCGTTCGTCGTTGTACTCGACGCCGCGTCGTCGTCATCATCACTTGGCTCTTCGACGGGCGGTGCAATCTCGGGGGGTGCAAAACCTTTACCCCTCGCACCGTCAATCATTACCTGAACTTCGTGCCGCGTTTCGTCTGCTGAGTAACCATCCAAAGTGTGTTGAGACGCTATCGAATGAATCTCGGCGTCAGTGTTACCTTTGGCTACCCAGCTAGCAATCAGCTTGAGCATGTTGTCGTGCCAGTCGACACCGTTCATAGCCGCCTCAGACGTAGCCGAACGATCTAGTGCTGGACTGCCTTCAAAGAAACCAGACCCCTCGGAGGCGGTAGGCTTAGGCAGTTTTACGTCGTTGTCGTTAATGAATGCCAGGAGCGAATTGCGAACAACGTCGACACTGTAGGTCTTGCCCTGCTTGAGCAAGGTGACGGGCAGGTGGGCGGCGTAGTCTTTCTTCTTGTTGGTGCACCCGACTGGGCGCAGTACACGTGCGCTATCTTTGTCAACTGAGCGGTCGGACTTGAGTTCTAAATGTGTTGTTACCCGACGCTTGAGGTCGGCGAGTTCGTTCCACGCGTCCTCGCTTATGTCTTTGTCGAGGTGAATGTACATGTGGTAGCCGCCGCCGCTGTCTACGATAGACGGGGTGAGACGAAGCGCTCTGGCCAACTGAACGACGCCAGCTAGTGCCTCTTCTTTGGTGTCATACGCGGTTGCTTTATTGGGGTCTGCGTCGAAGTCATCGTACAGTGCACGACAGGCCGCGACGTTGCCCTGTTTTCTTATTTGTTGCTTGCCCTTGTCGTTGCTGTACCAGTCTTTAAACGTGTGCACTGCCATGTAGACTTGAGCGTCTGTAGTATCGAATTGTTTTGCGGCTGCTGCCGCTTCCTCTATCGTGTCGTAATCTCGGTTCTTGAACCAACCCTCGGGCTGCAACAAGCCTAGGACCACTTTCCCAGACGTGGGTAGTAGCCACTTGAAAAACTCCAGTGTCTCCATAGTTTTGCCCATACATGTTTACGTGTTAACAGGTGAGCGGCGAGGAACCATCACAAACCCCGCCGCCCTTCGACTTACTGACTGGAGCGGATCAGTCGTCGAACTCTAGGTTATCCAACGCCTCGTCGATGTCGTTGGTCTCAACCTTTTTCGGTTCTGCCTTGGCCTCGGGCTGTGGCTTTGGCTTAGGTGCGTCAGGAACTACTGCAAGCGCAGGGGCTGCACCGCCATCGTCATCATCAAAACCATCATCGTTTGCTGGCTTGTCGACTTTATCAAAACTTGTGGCAAAGCCATCTTCCGATTTGAACCCGCCGTCGACCTTGCCGAATGATGAGGCCATTGCAGTCTCTTCCCGCGGCTTCATCGGCTCCAGCTTGACCACCTGCAACTCCATCAAGCGCAAGGTTACGCCGTGGTGAGTGCCGGTATGGTAAGCGTAGAACTGCAACCCGACGTTAATTTCGGAGCCTGATGTGAGCATAAAATCACGGGGCAGCAGGGTGTTTTGGGAATCGTACTGCGCAGGGGGAGTTACCAGTTGAGTAACCCCGTCTTTGTTGTACGAACCCTTGCGGTTGGTAGACGCAACGTAGAACCCGTCCATGTCAACTTCAAAGACGCCTTTGATTTCATGCCCATCATCTGTAACTTTGTCCACCGACGGGGGAAATGCTTTCCAATCTTCCTGCTTGCGCTCGTTGTAGAACGCTTTCATTTTCTTATACAGCGTCACCGCCTGCTCTTTCGTCATACGAATGTTTAGCTCGTACTTGGCCCCGTCGTCTGCGGGGTTGCAGGGCACAGACATGCCTCTTTCGCCTGCTGCCCGATCGTATTTGTACGTCTGGTTAAGACGTGGGTACTGAGCGATAACGCCCATAACTAATTCTGCGTCTTTATATCTAGCCATAATATTTCTCCATAGGCTTAGTGTGTGTAACCGTCCGTTACAGCAAACATTGATGTTGACTTGGACGATCGGGTTAAGGTGTCTAGTTCGTCACCGTCTAAAAAACGTATGACCCTAAACACTAGCGAGGATCGACGTTCGTCATGTGCCACGTCTATCTTTGTGACCACACGATCTAACGCTTCGCCTCGGCTAGTAATTTGCTTCTCGTAGTCGCGGAACGATTTGAGAGAAGCCGATGAAACACGCAACGACATGGCATATTCTGGGCTGTCTAACTGCCGTAAAGTTAGCTGGTTAAACTCACCGCAGCTTTTGCCGCGCTTGCCGTTGGGTGTAATTTCTGAACCCCACTGGTTGTTAAAACAGATGGCGCATTTCTTTGCCTGAGGCTCAGTGCTTTCAGTGGAAGGGGCCACGCCGTCGTCGGAGTGACATAGCCGCTTACCGTCGTTGTAGTAGTTGCGTACGTTGCGCAGGGCAGACATGATTACTGCCTCCACTGGCAACTCTTCTAGGGTGAGCATTACTTGCGCCGAACGTTTACGACTTGCGCTTCGTTCCAGCTGACGCCCGGGGGTAGGTCGTCGTGTTCTTCTCTGAACTCTTTGATAGCGGTCTTGTTGACCCGCCGTTCTATTAGCTCCCACGCGTTATTTTCTTTGACGTGGTCGAGGATTGCATCCCAGTCAGATACGACAGCCGACACACGTGTTGACCTGTAAGCAGTACCAAACTCGCGGGATGATACATTGTCTATGCCACGCTCGTTGAACCGACGCAGGAACTCTGTTTCGATCTTGTTCTGTTTGTATTTGTCGTCAGCATCGTCGGCGTCGTAGTCTGCTTTGCGCTTGGACCGCTTGTCGCGTAGCCCGATAAAGATTTTAAGCAGGTTCGCGTCGTCCAATTCTGATATTTTTGCCATCTTCGCTCTCCTTTTTGGCGGCTAACCAGTTATCAATCCCTTCTTCGTCCCACCGTAAAACTTTCTTTGAGAGCCTTATCGGTTGGGGGAAGCCTTCGTCCCGTCTTCGCAGGTAGTAAAGACCAGCTTTACTTATATTAAGTTTCAGCAAAACTTCGTCGTGGTTAAGCAAAGTCATCCGGTTACGCCTTATATATGTCAACATGTAAACACATTACAACGCAGGTTAAAGCAGGTCAAGGCAGGTTAAGAAAGTAACGACTGTTGGTTAGCTTTTACTTCGTCTAACAATGCGCCCTGCATCTTCTGTTTCTTGCGTAGTCGTGCATAGATGCGTGACTCTACGGGTGTACCTTCTAACAGTATTATAAAGTTATTCATCTTTTGGCCGGGGCGATTGATGCGCCCGTTTGCCTGTTCAAACACCTCGTTCGATGTGATGCAGCTGTACCACACGATTGTACTGGCGGCGGTCAGCGTCAGACCGTGAGACATAGCAGCAGGTTGGGCCACCAGAACTTTCGGGTCTTTAGTTTTTTGAAACTCAGAGAATATTCTGTCGCGCTCTGATTTCTTAACGCTGCCGTGTATAACCTCGACAGAGAAATGGTTGCGTAACTCGTCAGCCAACATCTTAACACTGGACACGTACGGCACGAACACGATCACCTTACCTTCGGCGGCTTGGATGATGTTGATAGTCTCGTCGATGCGCGGTGTTGATGGGATGGTTACTTCACTGCCGTCGTCGGCGTAGACTACGCCACAGGCTATCTGCACTAGCTTGCCCATTTTGACTGCTTCGTTGACCGCGGTGATCTCGCCGTTGTCGGCTGCGGTGCGCAGACGCGACAGCATTTCTTTGTACGCTTTGTTTTGTTCTTTGGTCAGCGGAACCGCTCTGGTCTCAAACATAATCGGCGGTAGGTCTAAGCACTCGTCACGGGTGAACCGAACCGCAGGCTGCATAATCTTACGAACTGTCTCGGTCGCGTCAGGCTTGGGTATCCATTTAAACTGCGTAATCTGCCGCATGACTGTGGCTTTGAACCGTCCGAAATACGGCGGCACTTGGTCGGGTACGAGTAGCTTACACTGCGCCCAAGCATCTGTCGGAGCGTTCGGTGTCGGTGTGCCAGACATACCCCAGCAAGCCCGTGGTTCTTTGTGGCGATTGACGACCAAGTTAATCATCTTCCATTTAGTGGTGCCAGCGTTACGGGCGCACTGCGCTATCTCGTCTACGATCACCAAGTCAATATCGGTACGGGTCTTGAGGTGCGGCTCAAGTATGCCCACGCCATCATGGTTTACAATGTAAACGTCGTAGTCTTCTTTGAGCATGGCGATGCGTTTTTTCTTGGGGCCGTGCAGTACACCAAATGTCAGGTGTGGAAAGTGGTTGAACAACTCGTCGGCCCAGGTGCGTTCCAACGTCGACAACGGCGAAATTACCAGAGCTTTGTTTAGCAGCTTTATGCTGCGCAGGTAGTCGTACGCCCACAAGGACGCCAGTGACTTACCCGTACCGAGTTCACTCAGATTAAATGCTCTGGTGTGCATAGACAAAAACGCGGCTGCTTCTTTCTGTGCTTGGAACGGTTTAAACCGCCCCGGCCAGTCGTAGTATGTGCGGATCGGAGCCGGTGCGTTGTAGCCTAGGTTACGCAGAAGTCTGGTCTCGTTGATCCTGTGCGGCACGGCGACGAGAGGGACGCCCTTTACTGTGATCGACTTAGCGTTCGGGAGAACATTCAGAATCTTGTCGGGGTTCCTCGACTTGACCAGCAGTGCTTGTTTGTCTGGAACTACCAGCATGTTGTTCTTCCTCATCTATCTGTCTAATGCGCTCATCACAGATGTGTTTGATCTTCTCGTAGTCTAGGCGGCGTTCGCCTTTGTTGCGCAGGACGCGCTTAACGATGTCAGCGTCCCACGGGTTGAGTTCATACTCATACCAGATGTCCCACGGCTGTATGGTACGCTTGGAGTAGTCGGACTCACCTACGTTGTATTCACGCGGGTTCATCCGACCCTTCCAACAAACTTGGCTATTTGATTTGCAAAGGGAAGCAGCGATACTGCCATCAACAAATTAACCCCAGTGTGGATTATAGCGATACGCAGCGTGTCACCAGTTGGCATACCGTTGCTAACCAGAAGACCTGCCGCCCAAATCGTACCTGTCGTGCCAATATTTGCGCCGAGTATAGCAGCAACAGCAGAAGGTAGAGGCAGTACACCTGATGCAACTAAAGCGATAATGGCTGTCGTACTTAGCGAAGAAGATTGCCATGCCAGCGTCATAATTATGCTGCCGACAAACATATATATCGGATTGCCCAGAAACCACGACAAGTGGTCGAGGTTCGCCATGTTTTTCATGCCGCCCGAAAACATCTTTAAACCGATGTAGAACACCACCAACCCTAAAGCTGTATACAGATAATTGTTCATGTCTTACCTTTCGTGTACATGCCGGGTTTTTTACCGCGCCAACCTTTGTTGGTTTTAGCTTTGACGACGCGACGGTTTGACTTGGCGTTGCTGCCACCTGCGTCCAGTGGGGTCTTGTGGTCGACGTGCTTGCCGTCACCCTTTTTTACTTTGCCTGCCGCCATAGCTTGGCGACGGGCTTTGTTCTGTTCGACGCGCCTGTCCATAACGTCTTTACGAGCGTTATACTTTTTCTTCGTCGCTAATTCCTGCTTCGATGATTTTGTCACGGATCGCCTCCTTCACTTGCTCTACGTCGTCTACCACACGTGCTAACCCGTTAACACGTAAGATGTCGTCAATTTCGCGCTGCTGGTTGGCAGTAACGTTCTTAATCTTGCCGGGGGCTTTGGTTTCGAAAGCCATAAACAAACCTTGGTAGCACACTAAAATGTCGGGGCATCCTACACGGCCCATACCGTTGGACACAGGCATGTAGTACCACGCCCCGATGGATTTCAAGTATTCTTTGACTTGCTTCTTAACTTTGCCCTCAGGTGTCATCGCCATACAGATCGTCGCTCTCGTATCTTTCTACCATACTCTCTAGTCGATGCAGTAACTCGTTCTCTAACTGCGTAAGTTGATCTTTAGAAAACCCGTAAACTATTAGTTCTCCATTACTCATACCAATTAATGTTTTGTCATTCTCGCTCATCTCATCTCCGTAGTAAACTTATTGACCACAATACTCACATAACGAGCGACCTACGGGGCACCAATTTTTGCAAAGTCCTGACGGCTTGGGCAACCACTTATCTTCGGCATTGGCGACGGCTAGCCGGCTTAGACGTGGCACGAAATCGTTCCATATTTCGGGTAACTGTTTACGTGTAAACTTCTCCTTTTCAAACTTCTTCGGTTTCAAGAAGATGAAACCAGTGACGACCTTGGATACCCAAGGGTATTTAGCAAAAGCCAGCGCAGCAAACAGCTTTAGCTGGTCGGAGTCAGGACGAAATTTACCCGTCTTCCAGTCGAGTAGGTATGCAGTGTCAGAGCCAACCACACCGATGTCAATGATTCCCCGCACCCAAACGTCCTTGGCCATCCATGTAGTGGGGTTAAAGCCTTTATTTAAGGCAACGCGTTCTTCTACCACACGTCTACCCTCATACGACAATATTTTTTCGACGTAGCGCCCGTACTCCTGCATTTCTTCGGGCAGGGGCTGCTTGCCTAGGGCAAACAACTCCAATGCTTTGTGTACTTTGTTACCCCAGAGCGTAGCCTCAGTCTGTTTCTCAACGACCTGCTTTGTCACCCGCGTAAGCTGGTAACGCTTTGGGCACGTCTCAAACGCAGTCAGTGCTGAGTAGCTCCAAGGTTTAGTTAGTTCCAAGGGGGCAGTTCCTTTGCTTCATATATTTCTGTGTCGATGGTGTCCCAGAACTCAGCGAGTAACTCGGCTCTTGTTTCAACGTCTAATCTCGGCTCTGCCGACTTTTTCCTCCAGTCATTTAAAAACGCCAAACGTCGCTTTGCCCAGCCGTGTTCTAAAGTCGATACCCACTGTAGCCGGGTGTGGTAGTCTGTTTCGCCATACAGCGTTTCTGCTTTTGCAATGGCTCTGTTCGATCTTTCTCGTCGCAGCTGCTGCACTAATCTGCCGTTGATACGGCGGTGTACTGCTTGCACCTGTTCCCACGCAGCATCTTCTTTGCTGAACGAGTCCCGAACCATTATTATGTACTGTACAAACCCTTCCGTATTTCTAGCATAAAGCTCGACCAGTGGGGTCAAAAACTTATGCGACGGTGGCATAATAAATATGTCTGGTTCAGCGACGTAGCTCTGCATGTATTTGTCTGCAAGAGTAAGCCATTTCTTAACTGTCTTACCGTTGTTTACTAAATACTCTGTACATTCTGACAGCTCGTCCGCGTGCGGCACTCTACAGTTGTCTGTTGTAAATCCCATCATGGGTTTACCTCTCCCTTAAACCGGTTTCTCTTTTCCTAAAAGCGTTCCGATATTCATCGACGTTAAAGTATCATTTCGGTCTAAAAAGGGTGGGGCTGTTGGTCCGTTTGCCCATTGGGTTGTCGCGCCACATGCTGCTACCGCGGGTGTAAGGCACTGGTTCATAAAAGCTCCTACTTAGTTGGTGGCGTTGTGTTAACACGTAACTAGCAGCATATTAAAGCATGTGCAACCATGTTAACACATTACTTCGCCTTACCATAACTTTCGGCTATGTCTCCTTCTGACCAAGTGATCAACTCTGGCCACCAACATGGTGGGGTCCGCATAACATCTTGCACAGTATCTAGTACCATTTGGGCATTTGCTTCTGGCACCACGTAAACCAGTTCGTCGTGTACCATCAGCGCAGGGTTCAACCCCAGAGCCTTTTGGACAGCCAGTGCGTTGTCGGCAATAATACATCTAGCGAGGTGCTGCACGATGTTCTCGTCGATCTTCCCTGCGTAGATACGCGCCTTGTGTCGACCAGTGCCGTACCAAAATTCCTTGCGGTCGTCGTCGGGGTCTTCGTTGTCTTCTTCGCGTAGGTCAGGGTAACGGATCACACCCTTGGGGGTTTGCAGCCCCTCAGGTATCGGGAACACCATACCCCACGGGTCGACGGCCTTGCCTGTGTTGCCGTTCATTATAGTGGTTAACCGGCTGTGGCATGTGCGCCAGCCCTTTTTTATCTCGGGGTATGCAGACCGCCACTTGTCTACAATGTCACGGCTCTCGTCCTCAGTAATGTCTACGCCGCCCATGAGTTTGGCAACCTTCTGGAACGTCACGTGTCCAGCGCCGAAACCCAGACCTAGGTGCGCAACCTTGCCGACCTGCCGCTGGGTCTTGGTCACTTGGCTGATAGGTATGTCGTACAGAGTGCTGGCGAAATCTTTGTACAGATCAGCGCCGCCGGGGTCTGCACGGAACAGTTTGGTGCTGGATGACACGTCCCAGAGGAAGTGATTAACTCGCAGTTCGATACCAGATAAATCGGCTACGACGACCATATGGCCCGGTGGTGCTACCAACGACATGCGCAGAGCGTCAGATGGTTTCGGGTCGTATGGATTTACCCGTGGCAGGTTCTGAGGGTTGTATCCCCACCCGCTCCACCGACCGGTGGTGTCTGCCCCGTAGTACCTAAGGGGAATCGGCATCTTGTTTTGGGGGTGTGAGTCGGACGCGTCGATAAACGCTTGTATGCGCGTCTGTAGTATCGTCGACTTCGCTTCTAACCTGGCAGCTGCTGCGTTGGCGACAAGAGGGTCATCGTGCTCTTGGAGAGCTAGGAAGTCTTCGTCGGTCTTAGCCAAAGCGGGTATTTGTTTCTCTGGGTCAGACGGCGAAACCTTCATGGGTACGTCCACACCTAGGGCCTCCAAGAGCTTTTTGAATTTAGCCGCTGACGACAATACAGTCAACGCCGCTTCCGCCGCTTCTTCGTTGCTAACGCCGTCTTCTCGTACACCCATGACCGTTGCTGCATGAGCCAACAATGCTTCCTTGCGTGCATCTTCATCTGCTGACGTGTGAACAAGTAGGGTCCGGTTGATGTCAAACTTAGGTTCGATAAGCATACGAATGGTCATGTCGATCAGCTTGAGTTCGTCGGCATTTGTCTGCGGCATGAGTCGTCTTAATAACCCGTAGCACTGGTCAACGTCGGCTGCGTTGTACACGCGCATCTCTGCGATCTCTTCGTCAGTGAAGTCAGCCAGTCGTCTGCCCTTGGTGTTGTGCAGAACCGTTTGATCTTTGACGCCGAGTTCGTAGTGCGCGACCAGCTTGGCCAGTGACAGGCCCACGTCCTTAGCGTGAATAGGCCGAGCCATAGCCAGCGTGCAGCCCCAGAACAATGGCTTGATGCCGAGACGCCATGACAGGATCATGCTGTCGAAGCCCGACAGGTTGTGACCGACAACCCAGTATTGAGACCAGTCAACCTTGGCGCAGTAGTCTTTGACCTCCTGCTCACCGAACACAACGACAGTAGGGGCGTTGCCGAACTTAAACGCGCAGCTGATGATCTCGGTGTCGGGGTGCATACAGTACGCGATGGGTGACATCTTGGTCAGCGAGTGACCGACAGCCCAGTATGTTTCTAGGTCAACGGTTGCTATTTTCACGAAAACCCCCAATCAATTTTAACATGAACATGAACGTCAACGCGCTGGGGTATGACCATCGCGGCAGTTTCCGCCTCGGCAGCTTCTTCTGCGCGTACTTCTACACACAGATCACAAGTATCTATTTCGCAACTCAGATCGTTAATGCTGCACTCCAAATAGTTTGCCATTCTTTTAATTTTTTCAAAGGAAGGCTTTTTAATTTTGCTGCTTTCGTACCTTGAAATGATTGAGTAGTTCATATCCAAATCGGCTCCCATGGTTGACATGGTGTAACCCCTATACTTTCGCCAATACCGTAATTTGTTTCCACAAAATGTAATCATCACACTTCCTCCACAAAAATTTCATAATCGTAGGTATCTCCCTCGCTCTGGTCTGCATCCCAGATGCGATCTTCTAAAGCGATGCGCCGTGCTTCCTCTGCTGTTTCGGCTTCTTCGTAGAAAACGTTTTGCTGCATGACTACGACCTTGTACTTTTTCATGCTTCCTTCCTCGCGTGTACAAATAGGTATTCATACTTCTCACCGTTCACCCACCAGTCGTGGTTTTTATCTATGCGGATGGAATTGTGTTTGTCGCCGTCAGCTAAGTACATGACGTGGTCTTTGAACATCTCGACGTAAGTCGTGTGAATGATCTTCTCACGGAACGGCTCTACGCTTGCGTCATCGCGCAGGTAAATTTCTAAGTTACGTTTCATACTTCCTCCATCTGCGCAATCTCCCACGGGTTACACCCATAGAATGTTTCTTCTTCGCTTGTGGCTTTGTCGAAGAGTTTGTCGTCGGCAAGCAGCTGCTCAATCGCGTCTTCGCTTTCTGCCTCAACGATAAGTTCGATCTCTTTCACGGTTGAAAGATTGACCTTGTACTTTTTCATGTTGCTCTCCTTTGTTTAGATGCGCGGCCTCAGGCCGAAGGACCAAATACGAAAAAAGACCTTTGCCGCGCTGTCGGTGTTTTTGGTCTGCCCACCGCCGACTGGGGCTGAGCAGATTACTTAGCAACTGGCCCCGAGTACCCGCCTTTAAACTGAATTTGAAAACGCCTGCTTCTGCGTATTATGTCTTCCACAGGTGTAGCGGTGAACCGCGCAGCCTCAGCTAACGAGTAGCCTTGCTCGGACAGACGCAGTAGTTCTTGGGCTGGCTTAGAGCGTTTGATGTCTGCCATGCGTGGCTTGCCACTACCATTACCACTAGAAGTTACTCCGTAGTTAGGGGATCGACCGCCCCACTGCGCTTCCAACATCCGCTGGTTTTCGATCTTGGCTAGCTCTTTCCACTTGTCGAGTAGTGTAGTCATCTTACCCCCAGATAATTAAGGCTGCGATAGCGGCGATCGCTAAGATAATTGTCGACGTCCACACTCCGTCTCGCTGCGGCTCTGGCGATGTTGTTGCTGCAAACCCAGCCAACTTAATGGCTTTCTCGACGCCAACGTGTTCGATGTACGAGGCGTCTTCCTGCACAGGTGGTTGTGTTGACACGTTAGCAGCTTGTGCCTCAGTTTCAAAGACTTCAAGCGGGGTGCCGATTTTATTCATTAACCGGTAGACGTGGCTGCTAGATACTCCTGTGGCTTGGGCAACTTCTTTGGGGCTTGCTGTACGATTTACTAGTAGGTAGTTCCACACTAGTTGGCTTTTAGGATTTGTTCCTGCCCACTTTTTCCGCTTGCGCGTTTTTATATTATATTGGCGCACCGGCGTGCTTAGAGCTTGGTCAAGCGTCATACCATGGTGCATGCGGGTGTGTACCGTCCGAGGGTTAATGCCTCGCTCTCGGGCTTTGGTTGCAACTTCTCCGTACTGTCTCATTTGTAGTCTCCTATGCTGCGTTTGATTGGGACATGCGGTGGGCGATAGCGGCAGCGGCTAGGCTGTCACGATCAATGTTAAGTTCTTCGACGTTGGTCGGTGCTTCTGGCTTGACACGTGGTGCTGCTTTGGCACGGTAGCGCTCCATGAAACGCTCAGGGACGTAGAGTTCAATCTCTGGCATTTCTTTAAGCGCTGTGTTGAGCGACTTGTGCTGTGACATGAACGCCGCCAGCTGCTGCCGCACAGTGTTGAACTGGCTCTCAATCTCAGCGCACTTGGCTGCACGCTGCCTGTTGTCTTCCATCCATGTTACGACGTCTGGCGACAGGTTAGAGTATTTTATCTTGTGATCGGGTGCGTAGCTGCTGTTAACCTTAGGTGGGCAAACGAGTGGGTCTTGATCGGTGCTGTCAACCCGTGTAAATTTTATACGCTTGCCGTAATCGTCTTGGATGTGGACGTCGATACGGTTGGGTGTAGTGCACCAGTCAGAAGGCAGCTGATTGCGCAGCTGCGGGGCATCACTCCACATTTCAGTAAGAACATCTTCCCGCAGTGCATCGTACTCAGCGGTGCCGAGCATTAAATCTTTCTGCCTATGCGGTTCTTGCGCATCATCGGACATATGACGAACTTTGTTGTCGATCGCGTCGACAAGTTCTTGGGTTTTTCTTACGTTGGCCATGGTAGTGCTCCTTATTTAAAGTAGAGGTAGTCGTGGTAAGTATCGGCACGTGGGTACGAGAACCCGTTGTGTGCGATGGCGTAGCGGTCTCGGTCGTCGCCGTAGCCGGTCCCTGAAGCCAGCGACGTAATGATGTCGTTGACTGGCATGTCGAGCCACTTGGGATCAGCGAGGTGTTTGCGGTCGGTGCCTACCCAACGACGGGCAGACGGGTTGATACGGACCATGGCTGTGATCGCCGCCCGTGTGTCGTCGAGCTTGTCGACCAAGGCTTTCTTAATCGAACGGTCGGGCTTGCTGACGGTGAACTGACTAAGGGGGATCGGCGGTTGCTTAGCCCGTGGCCAGAACGCATGAGCACCATGGTACTGCTCGGGCAATTCGCGGGACTTGCCGGCTCCACGCCACCCACCGTGTAGGTGAACCGCCACCTTCTGTTCGTGGTCGAGGGCCATGTCTTGCTGACCACCTTGCAACAACCACGCTTTCTTAACCGGCTGCGTACACTCTTCGTCGAGATACAGCTGCATACCGCAGTCCCTCGTCGTCGTCATTCTGACGTCGTACTTGTCTTTGTACCCACGGTACCCGTTGTGTGTGTTGTGGATGATTAGCTCACCGTTCTCGAACTCGGTGAACCCGCCATACTCGTAGTGGAATACCTTGCGGCGATCCCACTTCTTGCGTGCGTGGTTAAACTCAAACTGTTTCATTTTGGCTCCTTTGTTTACGTGTTAACAGATGTTTGCTCTGGTAAATCGAAGCGCATAGAACGGTTTACGCCGAGGTACCAATTTTCGCCATATTCATCTGCATCCTCCTCTTCGAATTCTCTTTTAATTTGGATGTCGTTTTCGTTTTCTCCTATGCGGATAAACTCTGTGGTCACACCGTCAAACGCGGCGGCGTTCTTTAAAAACATATTCCATGTATCGACAGCTGGGAGGCCGTAATTCCATTCAACATTTTTGTAGAAGGCGTGGATCATGTGCTTATTGTTGCCGAAGTCGAACATTTGTAAGTCACTGCCGTCGGTCTCGGGCATGACCCCACCAATACGAGCGGCAGTAACAAGGGCAATTATATTATCTTTGGGGCCGTAGATGCAGATGGCTACGTCGCTTGGGTACTCCGTCCTCATGCTGCCTCCTGCTCTGGGGTAATAGTTATCCGGTCGGCGACGTATTTAGTGTACGAGCCAGCTTGAACTATTTTCTTGATGTCGGCGGTGTCGTAGCGCCGCGTGAACGCTCTCGGGTGAGCCTGATTTTGGTGGCGCGATGTAGTTACAGAAAATTTGTCCGTGTTTGCTAACCAACCCATATGCTCATCCCATACGTAGATAGGAAAATGCGTACCGTAGCTGTACACAACGTACATTTCGGGGGTCTTCCACTCGCCCCAGCAAGTCTGATTCGTATTGGTGAACGCCTTACGGTCGCAAACATAGTCGCTCATCTCGCTATTACTAACTCTGGGGATACTCATGCTGCCTCGCTTTCGAATTTGACGACGGTGCCCCAGCTGAAGTCCTCGCTATGAGTCGTCAGCCACACAGTCTCGTGTTTGGTGGTGAAGTGGTTCTGATCGCCGTAGCCGTCAGTCAGGTAGACAACGACCTCAGGGTCGATACCGTTCTCGTCGATGTAGTCGAACACCGGCTGGAACGATGTACCGCCGCCGCCGTAGGGGGACAGCTGTACGGGGAAGTCGTCGGGGGTGTACTCGACAACCTTGTTGACCTTAGCATCGCAGTACACGACGTAGACCATCTCGGGGTTGCACATCTCAAGGATGCGATTGATGTGAGCGTTGAACTCATTCAACTCTTGCTGGCCGATAGAGCCAGATGTATCGACACCGATAACGATTGGACCCATCTTGGGTATGTAGTTGGTGCCGGGTAAGTACAGACCTTGGTGGATGAAGCGACGATTAGGTGTGCGCCAAGACTGGCCGTCCTTGATCTTACCAGTCATCCACCGCTCAAGTATCGTGTGCCACGGGGTCAGCACGTGTATCATCCTGTCGACCATACGCTCGATTGACGCTGGCAACTTACCGACGGCCTTGGCTGCTTTGGCTGCTTGTATCGTGTCGATCTTGGCTTGCGCTTCGATCTGGTTGATCTGGCTCTCGTCAAGCGGCTTCCCGTTGGCATCGCATGGACCACCGATGTCGTCGCCGATGCCGCCTAGCCCTGGACCGTCTTCGTCGTTGACGTCGTACAGTTCCTCAGCTGCATACTCACGTGCGCCGTCCATGTAGACGCCACCTTCGATGGGATCGCCGACCTTGGCATGTATAAGCATGTCGTTGATAACTTTGTCGGCAGCGATGTTCCATGCTCGGGGTAGACGTGCACCGCGACGTGTCGAATGGCAGAGCATGTAGTGCAGCGCTTCGTGAGCCAATAGGTACATAGTATTGCGGATCGTAAGACGAACACCCTGAAGTCCGTTCTCAATAAACACAGGGTTGATATACATTTGACCTGTCGCAGCCATGGCCGCTGTAGGCACAGTGTCAGTGTAGATGATGGGACGCTTGGCAACGGTCGCACCAAAGAAAGGGTGGTCGAGATACAGTAGTGACTTGGCTTTGGTGACGTCAGCCAGCACAGCTTCTAAGTCTTGCACCTCTGGGGGTGGGATATTTACTGCAAGTGAAGTCATAGACATGGTCCCTTATTGCTTACATGTTAACACATTAATTACGTTTTTGATGCTTTGCTTTCCTCCGTATGTATTGCTATTTTTGCTAGGGTTTTGAGATCGGTGATGTCACGCCATTCCCCTCCGCACTCGTCTGAGCAGTCTAAGCAGAAGTCTATTCCACCGTCGCTAACTTCGAAAGAACCAAAACGTTGGGTGACTACGTCCCACCTACACTCGGCGTCAGATATTATGTTAGTGCCACCGCACTCAGTGCAGTAAAATTCTTCGGGCATCAGACTTTACCTTTCTGCTTCCTTCCAGCTTTGATGGCCCGTCGTGCTCGACGGTTGACGGGTTTAAGTTTTTCGGGTTGAGTGGATTGCTTCTTAACTTCACCCCACTGTACGGTCTTTTTGGAGGCTCGATCCTTTCTGACGTTCGTCGCCATCAGACCAAGCCCTGCATTTTGCTCATCAGTGCGTCGATGTCTAACTTGGCTGTGTCTCGGGCGGTCTGGTTGTGGCTGAGCGTGTCGTCGCCGTCGTACTTGTCCGCCAGTGTGGCCAGCGCGTCGATGTTCTGCTTGACCGCGGGATCGTCTGATATGTTGGCACCATCCATACGACTTGCCACGTCTGCAAGGTTGCCGATGACAGACTTGTGGTACCCCCTGAAATCTCCGACAGGTACACCCAGTGAGTCAGAGGACTTTTTCATGGTTGATATGCACTCAGAGATACAGTGCTTGCCGCCTTCTGCTGCTTTCTCGTTCAGCCGTTTGACGTAGTCGGCTGTCTCTTCGTCGGTAGAGCCGAGGCGCACATCGCCAAATTGTGATGGGTCAGCGATAGGAGACATTTCTAAACGAGCGCCCATAGCGTCCACGTCTTCAACGGTGGGCAGTTTTGATACGTCTGCGATGTGTGGCTTGCCTGTAGCGTGGGCTATACCCTGCAACCGCTGAGCTTCTTCAGCAAGTATAGCACCCATGTTGCGCACCGCTTCGTACTTGGCAGCTTCGGCATCTGCAATCAGTTCGCGCAGTCCCGACATGATGTCTTGGTACTTTACGATGTTGACCATGCGTACGCCCTTGTCCCACGGTACAGTGTGAGCGTTGAGGTACAAACCGACAGCGCGGTACTTGTTGACTGCAATCCGTACTAGATTGTCACGGTTCTTGAAGATGTGCGTGTGCACGTTACCCGCTGCGTAGTTTGCGGTCTCGACATGGTCCAGCTTGCTCAGGGCGACAGTCGAAGTCGACAGCTGAACGGTCACTGCTTTACTGCTAAGTGACTTGAGTTGTGGTGCGGGGGCAGGGGGTTCGTCGACGTCGGGAGTTGACCAGGGAATGGTGGGTGCGTCGACGTCGTTGGCTGGCGCTGTGGATAAGTTGCGCGGTGATGAGTCGAGTGTTTCTTCGGCAGCTGCGATAGCCGCCGCCAGTTGTGCTTGCATATTCATTTGTTGTCCTCCAACATTTTAATGGTTGTTTCTAGTTGTGATAAGTACAGCTCAAACTCGGCGTCAGTGTCGAAACACGGCGTGGCACATGAGTTGTAGTTAACGTAGTCAAGGCCGTCTTGAGCGTACTGATAACTTACGTCACCGTAGTAGTTTTTGAGGAAGCCCAGCACGTCGCCGAGCATCCCCGTTGGGCGATCAGTCATCGCCATCACCCTAAGAAGATGTCTTTGTTGGCCACGGCCCACGTGATGAAGTCTTTGGTCTGCTGTAGGTCAGGGTTGAGGCGCAGGGTGTCAGTCACGTAGACCATCTGGAACTCGGTCTTCATGCGCGTCATGTACTCCATGTCACGGGCGAAGCTGTTGATGGTCGCAGTCATGGACAGGGCAGTAGCCATAGCGTACGCTACGGCTGGTTCGGATGGCACCTCGGCTTTGGAAGGCTGGAGACGCACGGTGTCGATGCTGGGCATCTTGTGCATCATGTCACGGGCTGCGACCCACTCGGCAGCAGCGCCCTCGCCGACCTTGCCAGCAGCGGCCATCATATACAGGTCAGTAGGCAGGTCGTCTGGCACCTCAGTGAACAGCTTGGTCCACGACCGCTGGGTTGGGTTGGATCTCCGGTTGGGGTCGAAGTCGTTGAGCAGACCGGGACGTAAGCGCAGGAACGCAATACCAGTGTGGGGGATACCACCATGGGCCATTGCCCACTCGCACCAGTCGTCAAGTGAAGTCTCGACATCGAAGTGGTACAGTCGGTCGTTTAGGTGAGCCAGCATAGGCTTGGCCCCAGAGCGATCCTCGGCACGATTGCCGGTTACGATGATGCGCACCTCTGGATCTAGTTTGAACGTCGGCGTCGAACGCTCCAAGCAGAAGCCAGCTGCCCACGTCTGATGGTGTGTCGATGACTGGGGTAATTCTTCCAGCACAATGAGACCGGGACCAGTACCCTCGCGGAAACGATAGAACATCTCCGATGGGTTGAACACGGTCATGCCGTTGACGATGCTGGGCACACCGGTGAAGTCGACGACGTCGTGGTTGTTGACGTGCACTACAAGGATGCGGTCGTCGGTAAGACCCAACGCTTGGCCGATCTGAACGGCACACTCGGACTTGCCCATACCGGGCGCACCCAAAAGATTGATGACGGCAGTCGATGACTTGAGATAGATGCGATGCGCAGTCTCTTTGACTTGGTTGATTGATGGCATTTTATTTGTTCCTAAGTTTACATGTTAACAGGTGAAAGGGGGAAGGCTAACGTAGTCCGACCGTCGCGCCACTTGTCCTAGGCGTATAGGTCACTGTCTCCTTCCCCCGCGAGTTTGATCGGTCACAAAGGTAATATAGAACCCTCTGCCCGATCTGGGGGTGTTTTTAAGTAATACCGAACTAAGCGACCGCCCCCTGCGCTTGTCCTATTTGGCATAGGTGGAGGGGATCGAACCCCCGCTGTCGCGGATTTGGAATCCGCCGCTCTACCACTGAGCTACACCCATGTAGTTACGCGTTAACAGATGTGCGCAATTCGAAGTCGATGATGCGCTTGGTGTTGCGACGTTCGTTGCGTGCCGCTTGGTTCTTGATGTACGGGCTAGCTTTGCCCTGTCTGCCACGCTTGCGCTCACCCAGATTATATTTGGCCTCGGAGAACCAACGGGTCTTTTCGAACAGTCGGTCGGTGTTGTCTGTCATTACTCTGCCCTCCAAACTCTGAATTTTCCGTCAGGCATTTTACGAGTTACATAGTACCCCCCGCGTTCCCACTCATTAGTGCGGTCCGTTCCATTGCTGTACTTGCCTAATATTTGGAGTGGGGGTGCGTAGGCTTTTTTAATAGCTTGAGCTAAAAGAGACCTCTGGCTTGCAGTTAAATCGCCGACACTGTCCCCGACCTGCATTTGTGCAGCTAAGTCTTTCCACGGTGTCGCTGATTCATTTTGGGCGGGTCTCGGAATGTTGACGTCTTTTTCTATTTTGTACTCTGTCATTAAAAGTTCCCCTCTGCTACTTGGAAGCATTGCAGTCCGTTGCGTCCCTCCGTGAGTGTTTACGTGTAAACACATTGAGTTGATTATGCAACCCCCTGCTTGAGTATGGTTTCATATGGTATCATACCGGCTCATACGGTCTCATACCGTCTCACTTGGTAAACATACCTATGAGCGTACCGAGTATCCCACCGAGCAATACGGCAAGGTACATCTGTATCAGTGGGTCAGCGGCTACGATCAGGTCGATCATTCGTCTTCCTCCCCTTGGTAGAGCACGTCGACAGGGCCGTGTTGCGGCCAGTGTGTTTGCAGGAACTTGAACGCTGCGTCTGCATCAGTTGAGCGGAAAGGCGCGGTGTATGTCTCGTTGCCGTTGCCGTCATACATAAGGCCGATGTACCACTTCATGCTGTGGCCACGTACTGGGCTGCGTCGCTTACGTCGTCGAAGCGGGCAACAACTTTATCGCGGGCAACGTCGAGAACTGCCCATGCGCGGATATGAGTCGTCTGCACAATTTGGTAATCGCGCAGTGCGGTGCGGAATTTGCTGGTCGCTCTTTCGGAACGGGCCGCAGCTGCAAGACGATCAGCTTTGGTTTGGGTGTTTGTGAATAGTCTAGGCAT